AGTTTTTTTCTTTTAATTTTTCCTCATCTTCATCACCTGCAACCGTTGATGGTGTTTTTTTTGGAAATGGTGATGCTTCAGCTCTTTTTATTTCAGTTAGTATTTTATCTTTTAAATTTTTTGCAAAAAGCTTACCAGTAACAGGTGGTTGTGATGAATTTACATTATTTGATAATCGTTGACCTATAATTTGATTCATTTTAGCTCCTGATATATTTAAATCCAAAGATGCATCCATAAATATTGATTTATTACCATATACATCAAATGCAATTGGTAATTCGGGAACTGCATTATTTTTTAAATTTAAATCTACTACAACTAATTCTGTTACTTCTGGATTTTTGGGGTCTGTTGTCTCTATTATTTGATAATCCCAAATTCCACCGGCCGCAGATGCCATTCCATTTAAGATTTGATATAAAGCATCTTTAACATAAAAATTTTTTGTTTCTAATATACCTTTTACAAAATCAAAATTAACATACAAATCATCTAAAAATCCCCAATGTTCACCAGGAACATTAAGTGATTCAATTGTAGAATCTTTATATGATAGAATACCTTTATATGTTTGATTATCAGTTATAGCACCTTTTGATGGGAAATGTATATCCAATGCCTTTCCACCACTTGTCCCAATAACACTATTATTTAAAATTTCTTTATATTTTTTTTGTGGCGTTTTGGATTTTATAGCTGCCAATAAATCAAATTTTGGTGTTTTTGGATTTGGAATGAATAATTTTGATTTATTACAACTAAATATTTTAGGAAATGCACTTACAACAGTTCGTTCGGTATTCACTTGCATTTTTACTTTCTTTCCTCCAATAACATAGTGGTCTATACCTATTGCATTTATTATTTTCATTAATGTACCAAATCTAATAAATTTATCAGGTCCAATTATTTCAGTACCAGATGGAAAACTTACAGATTCACTACCAACTGTTGCCGAATTTTCAAATATTCCCCATGCCCAACCATCCGTTTGATTGTTCATTTCTTCTCTAACCGATTCATCAAAATTTATAAAATTGACTACATGTGCAACTTCCTTCGTATCTTTTATTAAACCATATACAGCATCCGTTCTTCTATTTGATGGTAGTTGATTATACATCATCATAAAACGTTTTAAACCTAAATCTGTTTGAGCTGATATTTCAGCAGGGTCAAACTCATTTGCTGCTTCTTCTAACTCTTCTGGTGTTTGGTCTGGTTTTGTATTATCTGCGGCTAAAAAGTATGCAGGTAATTCCGTAAATCCAGTACATTCTACACTTATTTCCCAAAATTGTCCACTTATAGCTATACTACCGCCTGTTATAAATCCCAAATAATTATCATATAAACCACCAGTTTCCTCTCTTCGTTGATTTACATTTTTAAAAGATTGATTTTTTGCAACATAAGGAACACTTATTGCCTCAAACCCATTCATTGCTCTTCTTTCATTCCACCCCCATTCTAAAAATATAGTAAATCCAGGCTCTAAAAAAAATTTACATAATTCATTTAATTGACCCGGTGTGTATGCAGTTATTGTAAATTTTGCTTTTCTAGAAAGATTACCAGCTCCCTCATCTATTTCTATTGAGGTTACATTTGGCTTTGGTCTAAATGCTAAATCATTATAATCTATATAAGGTCTACCATCCCATGTTACTCCAATAGTTCCACTTGATGATTGATTACCATATATAGTACCAATAGACCTATCTCCAGCAGCTTCAAATATTGTAAAATTAGGATTTGAATATAGTATTAATCCAGAATCAACACCAGAAGCAATTCTAACCCAAGCGTTTAAACCACTAATAGTTTCAATTGGGTTTGCAATTCTTCTATCCAATTCCGCTCTAGCGTATGGAGCAACATTTGAAAAATTAGGAAATCCTGACATAACTTTTTAATTTATTTTAGTTTGATTTGATACTATTTCTATATAATTTAATGGTATCCTTAATATTGTACCATCTTCAAATCCAAATACCGCATTATGTATGTTATTAGCCGATGCTATTATCCAACCTAATGTAGAATCTCTATAATAATCGTATGCTAATGTATCCAACCTATCACCGGTTTCAGTAGCAACATACAAATCATCATCTCTCAATGGTATGTTTGGATATATTTTTGGTTTATATACAGTTCTCCCATCAACAGTCTTTTTAGTTTCGTTATTTGAATATCTACTTATCATTTTAATTATTTATTTAGAGACCCGCTCCACCAAGTAATGAACCACGTCCTTTATTTAAAAATTTATTAAATGGATTATCTTTATCTATTTTTTGTTGTATTTCTGTTTGACGTTTATTAAAATTTTCGTTACTTAATATCGCTGATGGTGTTTTGCTTGTTACGGATGCTGCCTTTTTTTGTGGATTTACCTCTTGGAGTTTTTTAGCAATATCATTTTGAGGAAGTGTACTATTCCATCCATAAAAATTATTTACAGTATTATTTCTACTTTCTATAAATTTAAGACTTATATTTACACTAACTACCATTGGAAGTTTATATCCGTTTAATGGTTTTGTTACTTCGGCAGTATTACCATCAGTTTCAATATTTACTTTACCACCATTACCACCATATGATTTATTATCACCAATTTCCCAACCAGCAGTATCATCTACCGTATACGATAGACTATCTATAATACATTCTTTATCTTTATATAAATTACCAATTGTTACTTTTGTAAATGGTGAAATTATATAAGTTTCATTATGATATCCAGCAGGATATGCTAATGATGTTAAGAAGTTTATTCGTTCCCACATTGCTACGTGCTCTTGTGAATTTGTAGAATATAATGTAAGTGTAAAACTAACACTTCGTTCTATACCCGAATATGTATAATAATTAAAAGGAGAACCTAAAAATTTAGCAGAATCCCAACTAGGTGATACATTTTCACTAATACCAGTAATTGTAGCTGTAAAATTAACTGATTTTTTGTTTGGTACGGATGTAAACTTCACAGTTATAAAATCCAAATCCCCAAATACATCATTTCCAGTATCAGTATAATGATTTTTTGTATTTAAAAAATTTACAGCATTTCCTAATGATTTTTTAGATTCAATACTACGAGCAAATTCTTCTGAACTATACTTTAACTTATCGGTTTTTTGTGGTATTCCATTATTACCAATTCCGGTTATATTTAATTCATTACCAGTAGATTTTGTTTCAGCTACAGTTTGAATTTTAGTTAATAAAGTAGATAAATCATTTCTACTTTTTTCATCATCATTTGTTTCATCAACCGTATTTGAATAAGCAGTTGCAGATAATCTAGGGTCATATTTTAATAAATCGTTTCCTTTTGATTCTTGAACTTTTCTACCTAATTCTTGCTGTCCTTCTTTTCTAGCAGTTAATAAATCTTCTGCTTTTGCGGGTGGGGGTATTATTATACCGTTTGGTAATGATAACCCATTTTCACCAGCCAACGCTTTAAATAAACTTTTTTCTTGTTGAGTTTTTTTATTTAAACCAGCAAATTGAGAACCTATTGATGTTGTACTTTGTTTATCCTTTGTAGTTGCATTTATTAATGCAAGACTTGCAGGGTCTACACCTCCAATTTGTTGTAATCTTGTAGATAAATCGTTTCGTTGTTCAATTACCAGTGATTCTTCATCAACTGTATTTGAGTATTTTGTTATTGTATTATCAGCATTGTATTTTAATATACCTTCACCAGTTCCTACTTTTAATAATTCCTTACCTATTACTTGCTGTCCTTCCTTTCTACCCGTAATTAAATTATTTGCATTTGCTTTTGGAATTGTAAATACGTTTGATTGATTTGCTCCCTTAACTGGTATATTAAATACGTTTGAAGTTCCCGATTTACTAGGTAAACTAAATACGTTTGATACACCGCCTCCGCCTATACTAAATGGATTTGATACACCACCACCACCTATACTAAATGGATTTGATACACCACCACCTACAATTGAACTAAATAAATTATTTGGTTTATTTTCTTTTGATAATCGTAAATATTCACCACTTAAATTAGCAGGTCCATCTTTTTTTATTGTTGATAATTCATTTTTTATTGTTGATAAATCATTTCTTAATTTTAAATCTGTACCTGTATAATCTACGGTATCTTTATATGGCATTGCGCTTGAATACAAACGTGATGTAGGGTCATTTTTTGCCAATAATTGTTGTCCACTTTTTCTTGCACCAAATAGATAAGTTTGAACTTTATCTTTTGCTAATTGAATACCAGAACCCAACACTGCGTTTCCAATTTGTCTAGGAGTTCCTGTTACGTTTTGTGCTAAAAACTTACCAACCAATGTCCCACCTGCATCTTTTTTAATTTTAGCAAGTGTTTGCATTGTATTTGGTTCAAGTCCATTTTTAAAATCATTTTTTAATATTACTCTAGATGGAATTATCTCTTCTGGAAATGCTACACCTATTTTTGATGCTAATTCTAATCCTTTTCCTTTTACTTTGTTTAATAAGTTTCCAATTATACCATTATTACCCGCATTTCCATTTACACCAGCTTTCATATCATCCAACATATTGGTGGATAATCTATTTAAGCGGATAATATCCGTACCATATATGATTGGCTGTGATAAAAAACGTAATTGTCTTAATCCTAATAATTCTTCTTCGATGACAGTTTCTCTCGTTCTATCACTTATTCTACTTCTACGCAATTTATTTACTAACGGAAATGAAGTTGCGTTTAGAGCACCATTTGGAGTTGATATTGATATATCTTTACTATTACGGGTTTCGTATTTTTGTTCAGCAGTTTGTGTGTTGCTTAATTTTTTAGTTTGAAAAAGTTCTAATATAGTTTTTCCCATTATTTAAGTGCGTATGAATTTGAAGTTACAGTAGATACTACTTTTGAAACGCCAGATGTTACTTTTTTACCATCCATATGTACTGATATTTTACCAGAATTTAAATCTGTTCGTAATGCTTTTATTTCGTTTATTAATTCATCCATTTTAGCATTTTTATCTTCAGCTTCTTTACCACCACCTTCTCCACCACCACTTAGTGCCTCTATAACAGAACCACCACCTATTTCTAAAAATGTACCAACTGCTAACATTGCAGGTATTGCTAATAATCCAGCTACTGCAAACGATGCCATTGCAGCAGATAATGCAATAAATCCACCTGCCATAGAAAATAAAGCGGCTGCTGCATCCATAGATAACAATGGTAATATTTTAACCATTAAATCACCTATACTACCCACCACCGATGCAATTCCCTTTCCAATTGATTCTACTACACTACCAATTGATTTACCAATGGATTCAATTAATGGTGCTAACAAACTCAATGCATATGTTAATGGTATTAATGATGCACCAAATAATGCCAATAATCCAATTCCAATTAATGCAGCCGGTGCACTAACACCAAATGCGGACAATCCTCCAGCTAATGCAACTAATCCAATTGCTGCGGCTTCTCCACCCAATGCAATTGCAGCTAAACCTAATGAACCTACTGTCATAATTGCAAATGCCAAACCAGCTACTACTAATACACCAGCACCAGCTAATACTTTACCATCACCAAATGCGGATAATCCTTTAGCTAATGATTTTAATCCAGTACCAACCGTACTTATATCAATTTTTGATAAAACAAATAATGTTGGTAAACCTACCGACATTAATGCAAAACCAATTCCAGTTGGTATTAAATTAAAAGCACCAAATAATACTTTTGGATTTCCCATTGCTTTTAATCCTGAAGCTAAATCTTTAAGTTTATCACCCATTGATTTATCTTTATTCATAGATTCGGTTGCTTGTTCTACACCTTCAGGTGATGTTACGGAATCTATTTTATTATCTACTAAATCTTCTACTTTACCACTTGCTTTATCTTGTATAGTTTCTTTTGCTTTATCCGCTAAACTACCTCCAGCTACATCTGCTATTGATTGAGTTGCCGTTGATACCGCTCCACCACCCATAAATTTTTGCAGTACATTAGATGCCATATTTTTTATAAATTCAGCTGATGTTTTTACCCAACCACCCATAGTACTACCAATTGATTTTGCGTACTCACCCAATTTTGTAAATTTAACACCCATTTGACCTAATGCACCTCCAAATTGAACTCCTGTCATTATTCCACCACCTAACAATTGTATAAATGAACCCAATCCTGTATTCATACCAGCTTGTATAGTTTCATTTATCATACTAAATTGTGAATTCATTTGTCCAGTTAATGTAGTTGCATTCTCCTGATTAGCAGCCATTTTACCAAGTTCAGCTACGGATATACCTAATAAATCTGCAGTTGCTTTCTTTTGGAAATAATCCATTTTATTAAAAGCATCCACACCACCTAATGCATTTAAAGTTTCTTGTGTAGCTTCTTCAATTTTACCTTCAAATGCTAATGCTCTAGCTCTATCTAAATTGATATTCTTACCCATTAAAGCACCCAATTCCAATTCTTTAGTTATTGATGTTTCAAAATCTAAAAGGTTATCAGCAATACCGGTCATAGTTTTTAAACTAACACCCATTTTGGCTGCTGCTGCTGCTGCTTTTATTATATTCTCACCGCCATCTTTACCAAATAAAGCAAATTCTTCAGCAGAACCGGCTAAATCTGCCATTAAAGCTGCAGGTATTATTCCATTTTGTTTTGCAAACTCTTGTGTTGATTTTGTTAAATTTAGGGCAGCTTCTTCACTATTTCCGTTTAATCTACTAAAAGAACCCAATAATCCGGCTGCTTCAGTTCCACTAATACCCATATTTTTGGATATTAATGATGTTGATGCTTGTAATTCCCCACTAACATTATTCATACCTCCGAATTCGGAAGCTAATGCTTTAGCGTTTTCAACTGCATTATCATCAAAGAAAGCCAAACCAGTTGTTGCAAATTCTGTTAATCCTCCCAATTGAGAACGAACTTCACCTAATTTATTAACAAATGTACCAACTCCCATAACCATCAAACCAATTGCTACTTGTGGTTTTTTTAATGCAGTTGTTATTTGGTTAGCAACTGCATTAAACCTAGCTTGCATTCTATTTGCCTCTTCGGTAAGTTCTTTATAAGCATCTAACTCATCTTCAGTAAGACCTATCGTTGCCTGCATTGCTTTATTTACTTTACTTTGTGCCGCACCAAAATCCTGAACTGCTCTTGCTATATCTTTATTATTACTAAAAACAGAATCGCTAGATTTTATTAAATCTACATACATTTTTTTTGCAATATCTAAATTTTCAGTAGCCGCTTTCATTGCATCGGAATCACCACTAGCAGATGCATGCATTAACTCATTTTGGGCTTGTGTTAGCATATCAGCACCTGCCATAAAATCTTTTACAAAATTAGCAGCATCAACATCACCAACATCAATACTTATACTACCTATTTTATTAACTTGCTTAGCCATAAGAGTAAGTTCTTTACCCATATCGGATGTAACATTACCAGCTAATGACATTTGAGTTGTTAAGTCTTTAAAATTAGAAATCGATTCTCTAATTCCTTTTGTTCTACCAATAAAATCATTTATTTTTTTAATTTTTTTATCTAAAGCACTTATTTGAGCAGAATCTTGCGCAGCAGTTGCTTCTGCAAGTTTTTCTTGCAAATTGGCTAAATTTTGTATAGCTTTAGCTTCGGCATCAATTAATTTTGATTTATCTGCCATTTATTATTTTGCGTATTTATCTAAATATTTTACTAAATCATCCAAATCATTTGTTATATTTGCTAATTTTTTAGATACTTCTGGATGCTTTTCTGCCGATTTATTTATAAAAGTTTGGTCCAATCCTTTTTTATAAGAATCAAAAAAAGCATCTACAAATTTATTGAGAATTCCTTCGTTTAATTTTTTTGCCATTTGTACAGTTGGTTATATATAATAAATATTGAATAAAAAAAAAGTGAGGATTATCTCATCCTCACTTTTCCTGCTTTTGATTTACTTTGTGCAGCTTTCATTTCATCTGCTTCTTTCTTTTTGATATCAACTAATTTTTTAAAATAAAATTTTCTAAGATGTATTGGCATCGTATAAACTTCTGTCCAATTGAATCCATTACCAAAATGAACCATTTCCCAAATTTGATTATGAAGTGTTGTTTTATAATCAATTGGCAGGGTAAAAAAAGCTAACCCCAAATGGGATATCTAACGCCTCCGTTTCGCCTGTTATATCTGATGTAAATTCGAATTTTAAGTCTAAATCTGGACTAATTTCTCTAACATATTTTCTAAATGCTTTTGTATCTAATGCTAAAAATCCATTTTGAATCCATTTGTTAATAAATCCACCATCCTTATTACCATCTACTGATAAAATCATATATCTAAACCGAGTAGTTACATCAAAAGATGTTGTGTTTTTTGTTTTATTTACTCTTTCCAATGCTTGATTATCTTTATTAATATCCTGCTCATCACCATGCGTTAATAACTTAAATTCAATTACCTTTTTACTTTGTGGTAATGTAAATTTGTACACATTTTCGGCGTTTAATACAGATTCATCAACATCTTTTGTTTGTACTTTTGATAAATCAATTGTAACTTCTTGCTTTTCGGATGTAAATGGGTCAGTAATTTCAACCGTATAATCAGCCCCATATCCTAAAATACGAGTAGCCAATAGAATTGCGTTTTTATCACCAATGAAAATATCATTTATATTTACACCAGGTTCAACAACAACCGATTCAAATAACTTATCTAACACAATACCTTTTTTAATTAAATTTTGAGATGCTAAGATATCTTCTTCTCTTGCTGTCATATATTTTATTTCAACCGTTCCTTTACTCAAAGGGTTATCTTTTGAATATACCAATCCTCTTGATGGTAATTCTATAATTTCGGTTGGAAATTCAAATTTACTTGTAGTTGCATTTGCACTTTCTGCCATAACTTTAATAATTTAGTTTTATATATATATAAATACATCAAAATAAAAAAATTAGAAATAAAAAAGGGATAACCTTTCGGAAATCCCTTTTTAATATTGTAGTAGATATTATTAATATTCCAAAATAGCGTAATCGTAAGCTATTTCTAATGTAATATCGGCAGGGTCAGTAGCGTTTGACCAATCCAAGTCTCCAAAATTTGCATTTACTATAAATGCTCCTTTAAGAGTCCATTGTTCAATTACATCACCAACAGGTCCTAACATTTTACAAGTTATATCTTTTTTGTAAAAATCAGCATAACCTCTTCTACCAGTGATTGATTCGTGTCCTAAACGTACCCACTCCATTACAGCTTGAGCCGCAGATGGAACAATAGGGTCAATAAGTGTAAATGTTACGTTAGACCACTCACCCTTTCCTTGCAACTTTCTTTTTATATTAATATGGTCTAATGTTACCGTTTCAAATGCAATAGTCGGTCTTTGCGCCACTTTAATAGTATATGCTTGAAGCCCGTCTACATCAATTGTAAAACGATGCTTCATTTTAGGTTCGAAGTTCGTATAGAACATCTTGTCAAACTCTAGTATCTCTGCCATTTTTTTTTAATTTCTATTTTGTTATTAATAAATATTGGTTTTTCGTTTTTTTCTTAATTAAGCGTTAAACGATGCTCCAGTTGGTAAGATGTTGAAATCAATTACGATGAATTCAGCTGTCTTAGCCGGTTGTAAAAATATTTGTCCTGCTAATACATTTCTATCTATTACATCAGGAGTATTGTTAGTTTCATCCATCACTACTTTGAATGCGTATAAACCTTGTCTTTGTTGAATTGCTTCGAAATAAGGGTTTACAGTGTTTAAGAATCTATTTCTAGTCGTTGTAGTGTTTTGTTCAAACAATAGGTAACGAGACGTAGATGCGATGAATTTCTTAACAGTGATTAATAATCTTCTTACGTTGATTCTATCCAATGCTGATGCTTTATCTTGCAATGTCTTCTGTCCGAATGCTACAATACCTTGTCCAGGGAATGAAGCGATTGGATTAACTTTGTTTTCGTATAAAGTATCTCTTTCAGAATGTGTTAATCTATTCAATACACTAATTGCTCCAGTGATACCACCTCTATTTAAACCAGCAGGTGCGAACCATTCTGCTGCCAATCTATCATTAGCTGCAAACACTCCAGGTAATAATACTGAAGGTGGAACACTCATTATTTTATTATTATTATTGTCAATTGTCTTAACCCAAGGGTAGTAAGTTGCTACATAGTTTGAATCTACTGAATTAGATTGTAAAGTAGTATCTGCTATATCGGAATCAGCTTCACTAAAGTCAGCTATGTAGAATGTATCTTGTCTATCTTCAACCATATCAATAACCTTAGTAGTTACCGATGGGTGTAGAGAACGAATGATACCAGGAGTTACAACTAAGTTAATATCATACTCATCCGGATTAGATACAGCGTTTATTGCTTTGAAATATGCAGTTGTACCAGATGATGCTCCATTTGAACAATCAAATCCTTGCGTATTTTGTTGAGTGATATCAGTTCCAAGTGCTTTAGCTACCGTTGGGTTCATACCATCGTATCCACCTTGCAATGCTAATACAAACTGTCTTTTAACCATATCTGCCGAATTTGAGCCCGTCATTTGATAATTTAATTGAGAATCAAACGCAAATGTTACGTTAGAACCAGTTTGTGCATTTGCAGGAAGTGGTTTTAAATATTGTTTGTTATCAATTGCCACACCAACAGTTTCAAAATCAAATCCAGAATAATATAATGGAGATGATGATGTATTTCCAGTTGAGCTTGTTTGTAATGTTATAGCAGGTACTAATAACGATTCTGCAGCATTTGTTGCTGTAATTGGGTTTGTATATGCCCCATGTCCAAAAGGTGCTGCTGATATAGGGAATGAACCCTGAGCTGCTACTTCAACTCTAATATATTTTGAACGATTTTGGTAATCACCATTTTCAGTAATTTTACCATCTTGATTTAATGTAATAAATCTATCACCAATTCTTCTTGCAATATAATTTGTAGAAGCAGGGTCTAAGTTTACATTATTAAATGTTTCAAAAACTACTTTTCTTTTATCAGTATCAGAGTATGAACGAACAGTTACAGTAAATGTTGAATAATCCGTTGCTCCATCTTCGCCAGCTGCCTTAACATTAGAGATACCAATTTTAAATTTAGTATTATAAACATTACCATGTCCTAATGTGTGGAAACTGAATAGAGGATATCTAACACCACTAATATCTTGAGATACTACAAATGGTGTTGATGCTACACTTGCCTCATATGCATAATCTTGAGTTGGTAATACAACTCTAGTTATTACAATGTTATTTCCAGCAGAACCTGTGTAGAATGATGCCAAATTCTCAAAATAAGAATGTACATATGCTGCTTTACTTCCAAATGGTGATTCACCAAATACATCAGCTAAATCGTTTGTTGCGGTTGGTAATATTGATGCGGATACGTTTGTACCAGCAACCAATGCATTGATTACAAAAGAACCATCTAATGCATCATTACTAACTATACTTGCTCCAGTAAATCCAACACCCTCATCACCAGCTGCAGTTGAGTGTAATACACCAATTAGTTTAGTTCCTACTGATTGTGCCGATGAACCAGAAGCAAATATTGCTAAAGGTGCTACTTGAGAATATCCAGCAGTACCAGCTACCCTTACAATAGTTGCTGAACCAGCTTCTCTAAGGTAGTTTTGTACTGCATATTCAGTATAATATGTCCCATCAGGTGTACCGAAGATATCTTCAAATTCTGATTGAGTTCTTACAATCGTTGGTACGAATGCCGGTCCTTGCTTAAAAGGTCCTATAAATGCTGCTCCGATTTCACCGATTCCTTGCGCTAAGAAGGATAAATCGTTTTCTCTTGTGAATACACCGGGTGATACAATTCTTTCTGCCATTTTTTTATCTCTAAAATTCTATGTTTGTTATTTTGTAAAAAGTATTCCAATTTACACATATAAATATAAACAAAATACCCAAAACATAAATTTTATATTAAAAATATATTTTGGGATGTTTTACTATTGTTTTATTGTTTTAAATGATACCTATTATGGATTAGATATACTTACAAACTCCCATCTATCACAAAATATTTCGGAAGATATACTTGCTCTCCCTGGCCAACCACCATTGCTAGGACTCTGAAACCAAAGGTCGGCTTGTCTAAATGATGTACTCCAACCCCTATCTATATTTGCACCACTTGTCCAACTTCCAGCATTGAAACCATAAGTGTTTCCACCAGTATCAACCCATAACGCATTCCATATTGTCAATGCTGAATTAAAATCAGAAGAACCATTTGTTTGAACAAATGACATATAAGTTTTAACAATAATGTGTAGATGCGGATTTCCTCCAGAAATATTAAATCGAAGGTAAGGACCAACATTATTTTTACCGCGTGAATATACTCTCATATAAGAGTTATTATTCGATTGATTCATAATTAATCCCTGATTCCCTGTTATTCTTGCCATAATTATTTAATCACTAAAAACGTTTACTACTAAATTTGAAAATGACATAGTACATATATTTATCCAAACCGAACCAATTACTCCCGTAGCCATACCACTATTTGCCCCTATAAATATAGATGCACCACCTTTTCCTACATATGGGAATAATATCCCATTACCTCCCCAACTATGCCAATCTAATCCAGAACGCATTTCAACTTCACCATATGTTTGCATAGAAAATCTTGCAGATGCGTAAAGAATAGGTAATTCTGTTTTTGAACCTTCCGTTCTTATTGCTGCCCATCTTAATTGTACTGATACTTCTTCTCTTGTGCCTGTTCCACCACTTTGATACATTTGTATCATATTAATATTAGACTGATACGGTGCCCAAGTTCTAGTTGAGGTATATACTCTAGACCCCCATTGGTTGTTGTTACTACTATCTATTCTTATACCTTCGAGTGAACGTAAAACTGCCATATTATACGCAATATAATGTTATTAAATCTATCCTTTCACTATATACCATCACACGATGTATAGTAGTTGATACTCCAGCTGCACTTGACGCTCTCCACGTTATTGTTCTATTTCCTACATCCCAATAAGACCAATCTGTACTACCAGCATTAAATTCTAGTTGATATGCAACAAAATTTGCAGCACCATTACCTGTTGGGTTATCAATATTACCATTTGATTGAACTCTCCATCCATGCGCAAAAGCTATCCATCGTATATCAGCCCCATTATTATGGGTAACAGTTTCCTCTTGTAGTGTTGAAAAATAAAATTCAGGATTTCCACCGGATACTTCTAATCTTAAACTACCAACAGTTTGATATGAACCTCCATTACTTTTTCCACAAACACATTCTTTCCATCCGCGTGTTGCAGATTGGGTACGTGTAATACCGTGTAATTGTCTGTTTAATAATCTCATAGTTTATGGTATAATTGGGTCTTGCGTTTCCATTAAGGTAGGCAAACCATTCCATGCTACATATTCTCTATTAGTAAATTGTTCATTAATAGCTCTTCTTAAACTAGCCTTTACATTAGCCATAGGTTCGCAGTTTTCTACCCAACTTATAATTTCTTCTTCGGTTAGTTCATCGTAGGGTTTAAAGTTTTCAACATTTGGTGTATCAACCGGCACATCTGCTAATGCCCAATCAAACTTTGGTAATCCTGCAATTTCCGCACTAACAATAAAATCAGCACTTACTACAATATCCTCCAATCCATCAAATGATTTTACTTTCTTGATTCCAACAAGTGTGTATGAATAATTTATTTGCATATTTTATTAATTAGTTGGTGTTAGTGGTTGTGGTGTTACACTAGAACCGCTTGTTGGTGACCATGGTAAATTAACATCACTAACTTCCGCAATAGACAATTTACTTCTATTGATTTGTTTATCCATTTGTCCTTGAATATGGTCCCAATAATTTGTTACAGCCGAACTACTTACCGTATGTTTAATCCACCCTAATACTTGAGTTTCAGTTAAATTAGCATATTCAATGAAACTACCCGTATCAATTGTTTTTAAATCAAATGGAGTTGCTCCACTAAATTCACCAGTATTTCCATCCATATCGGTACAAATCACTTTCCATCTAGTTCCAATAACAGCATCATTGATACTATCGGAAGTTGCTTTTTTAATACCTGTTACAGACCATTCGTAGGTATATCCCATAATTTTATTCGTTTATTATATATTATAAATATAGTTATTTTTTATTTTTATTGTAAACATTACTTACCCAATAATGCCTTTAATTCATTTATTTGTTGTTGTTGTTCTTTTATTGCCTCAATTAGTAATGCCGTTATTCTTCCATAAGATACCGAATCTGCTTCTCCAGATTTTGTAAAGTTAATAATTTCAGGAACAATATCTGCAACTTCTTCCGCAATTACACCAATTTCAGTATCATCCGAACCTTTTCTATTGTAAGTTACACCTCTTAATAATAATACTTTATCCAATGATTTATTTAAACTAACTACATTTTCTTTATATCTAATAGATGATGTTTCTGTCAATGATATACAATTCAGTACATTTAAGTTTGTTGTACCATCCGGGTCACAATAATACCCACTATTATTTGAATCATAAATTATAGTTGACCAGAATACACCTGAACTTTCGTTCAAGCCATACATTGCTATTTTATACCAAGCACGTTTTGTATTCCAATAAGATGTATGCCATAAACCTTGAATAGGTCCACCAACTATTTGGATACCATATCCGTTATTATACCCAGCTACATAGTGATGGGCCTGAACACCTACATAGTGAGATGTATCACCAGGAGAGTTTGGAATACCACCCCAAGTATCAATAAATCCAGACCCCCAACCAAATGCAGAAATAAAATCGGTTGTACCCCAACCCATTGTACCTACCCAATAGTTAGAATCTCCAGTATAATCGTTTCTTCTAAAGTTACCTTTGGCTGTCAAACCAATTCTCATTTTAGAGTAATCATCAGTTCCTTGCCATCTAGTAGTACCATTTCCATCAAAATAGAATCCGGTATCACTTCTGTCATAAAATATAGCTGAGCGAATATCTCCCGTATTAATGTATGAACCATCGTTTACGGTTAATGGTACGTTAAAGTAAAAATTAGGTCTATCAGTGTACATGTGTGCATGTCCACTATTCGCAGGTCCAAACCAAATATATCCATCATTTGTTCTAAATCTAACTCCCCATGTACTTTCCCCATCAAATCTACCAGTATTAGTTGATGTACCAAATCTTAGTTGATTAAATATAGATGTAGATAACGGGTCTGCGTAATATCCAGTATTATCTCTATCATAAAATATTGGTGCTCTCATCGAATCTCTAGCAAACATATTACCAGAAGTATCTATACCACCAACCGTTTGACCTGCAGCTTCCGAATAAAAATGGAAAGATTCAGTTCCCACTAATTGCGATGTTACTCTTTTACCAACATACCAACCACTACCACTACCACCATTATAACGAACCATAGCTTCGTATCCATTTCCTGGATTGATATAAAGGTATTTGTTTGATGCACCGGTAATAGTTAAATCCCAAAGAACAGATGTTGAACGAGGGTCTGTATAATAACCGGTATCGTTACTATCGTAGAATATTGGTGCTCTTAATGAGTTACCACCCGTTGCGTAATTGTTAAATAATACAGTATTGTTTGGATACAACTCCATATTAGTAACTCTAGTACCAGATGTGTTAGTATTGTAGAAATATATATCCCCAGATGAAGCGAATCTCATATAACCTTGTCCAAACGAAGTATTTAGTCTACCAAATCCAGAAGGAGAACCACCATCGTTTGTTACGTTATATCCAAATCCAGCTCCTTCCCAACTTACATTAGGTTCAGAACACCACATTTGCAGTTGTACAATACCAGTACCATTTCCATTATTTGCAGCAGGTAATCTATTAATTATTTGAGAAGTAGCATGTGCTCCACTATTTCTTATACCACCAAATAATTCGGTAAATGTTGCAGGGTCTACATAATAAGCAGTATTTGCCGAATCATAAAACGCAGTTGCATATAATCCAGTAGCGTTCCAATATCCTAATTCAGCTCTATTATAACGATAGAAATGTAATGCTCCTCCAGCTGCACCAGCTTCAGTTTTTCTGCCACCAATACCAGCATATTCTCTAATTGTTCCACCACTATCTTTTAGTTGGAAATGTAAATTAGAACCTACTGATGTTGCTGAGTTATTGTGATTTGTTCTTGTTAAATGTAATGTACCATATGTACCATCATCACTAAATGAAGTTCCACCTTTTCTCATATCAAACGCAACAGGTGTCGAATTTGATGTGTGCTCTAATATTACTTCATTTGCATTACTAAAGTTTATTGCATTACCAGCGTTTGTTAAATTTAATGTAGCAAATGTTGGAGAATCGGTTGTTTGAATATTTTGATTCATTAAATGAACTTCAGTTGCACCAGGACCTGTGTTAATATTACCAGCTATTGTTAGTGTAGTACCATCAAATGTAAGATTACTTTCAACTGTTGCGTTTGGTGCAGTTCCGTTTAATGTAATTACACCATTATCGGTTGTACCGGTTAAAGCAAGTACTCCAGACGTACCAGATGTACCAGCGCCAGATGTTCCAGACGTACCAGATGTACCAGCACCAGATGTACCACTACTTCCAGATGAACCAGATGCGCCGGATGAACCAGATGCGCCGGATGCACCAGAAGTACCACTACTTCCACTACTTCCAGAAGAACCAGATGCGCCGGATGCACCACTACTACCACTTGTACCACGTGTACCAGACGTACCTGATGTGCCTGAAGTACCACTTGTACCAGAAGTTCCGGATGAACCAGAAGTTCCGGATGAACCAGAAGTACCACCAGAACCAGAAGTACCAGCTGCGGCTAACCAAGCTGAACCATTATATCGATATATGTTTGTATCTGAAGTATTGTAATATATTTGTCCAGCTTTTGTACCAACAGGATTTGTTGCGAATGCTGGAATTCTCAATGAACCACTTATATCCACCGAACCAGTAAATTCTTGTGTATCATTTGTTGCATCACCAAATTTATTTGAACCAGATGAGTAAATTAAAGATGATGAAATAAATTGTACTAATATTTGTTGTGCTCGGATTGTACCACCAACAGTTAAGTTACCACTAAGGGTTTCGTTTCCAGTAATAGTAGAATTACCCACTAAAGTTTGAGTTCCAATAACATTTAAGTTTTGAACTCTAGTACTACCACTTACATCTAATGCAAATGTTGTTGATGGGTTTTGATTTATACCTAAACTACCAGTAATTATTGTATGTGCGGTTGATATTACAGTATTTCTACCACCAATAATATCAACTTTCTTTAAATTAGTATTATTTAATAAAGATGTTGGTTGGGTTGCTTGTGCAGTTAGTGTTGTAACTGAACTACCTCTTGTCAAATATACATTAAAAGTTCCGGCAGCACTAGTACAAGCCTGCACAAACACCCATATTTCAGGATTAGTTGCACTTGCAGTATCACCTACTATAAAACTATTTATAGTTGTATTATTTAATCTACTATATGGATGTACAATTATATCAGTTCCCTGATTATATGCCCCCACTATAAAAGTCACTTCACCACCATATCCATTATTATCCCAACTACTTTCAATATAAGTTGATAATGTTTGTTGACCATAAGTTGTGTATGAATTATGTATTCTTATATAAGCAGCGGGGTCTCCGGGATTTCTAACTAATGTTAATTTTGTATTATAAACATTACCACCTCTAATGTACTCACCAGTTATACCTCTGATTATTGTTACATCATTTCGTAATCTAGTAGAACCACTAACATCTAATGTAAATCCACCATTTACAGTTGAACCAACGGTTAAGTTACCACTAATGGTTTCGTTTCCAGTTACCGCAAGAGTTGTACCATTAAATGTTAAGTTTGCCTCAACACTTGCGTTTGGAGCAGTTCCGTTTAATGTAATTACACCATTATCAGTTGTACCTGTCAATGAAAGTAAACCAGAAGAACCAGAAGAACCAGATGTACCGCTTGTACCGCTTGTTCCAGATGAACCACTACTTCCAGAAGAACCACTACTACCGCTTGTTCCGGAAGTACCTCGTGTCCCAGATGTTCCGGATGTTCCAGAAGTACCGCTTGTTCCAGAAGTTCCAGAAGTACCGCTTGTTCCACTAGCACCAGTTGCTCCAGAAGAACCACTACTTCCAGAAGAACCACTACTTCCAGATGAACCACTACTACCGCTTGTTCCAGAAGTACCTCGTGTCCCAGATGTTCCAGAAGTTCCAGATGTACCGCTTGTACCACCAGTACCAGCAGTTCCCATTGTACCACTTGAACCAGATGTTCCAGAAGTACCAGATGTTCCACTTGTGCCGGAAGTACCACTACTACCGCTTGTTCCAGAAGTACCACTTGTACCCCCACTACCAGATGTTCCGGCTGCTGCTAACCAAGTTGTACCATTGTATCGATATATGTTTGTATCAGCTGTGTTATAATATATTTGTCCAGCTTTTGTTCCCGTTGGGTTTGATGGATATGCTGGAATTCTTAATGAACCACTAATATCTACCGAACCAGTGAATTCTTGTGTATCATTTGTTGCATCACCAAATTTGTTACTCCCACTTGCGTATATTAATGATGATGAAATATATTGTACTAATATTTGTTGTGCTCTGATTGTACCACCAACCGTTAAGTTGCCACTAAGGGTTTCATTTCCAGTTACCGTTAAAGTAGTACCATCGAATCTAAGATTAGCCTCCGCAGTTACGTTTGGAGATGCACCATTAAGAGTAATTACACCATTATCGGTTGTACCACTTATAGATAATGCTCCAGAAGTACCAGATGTTCCGCTTGTACCGCTAGTACCAGATGTACCACTTGTACCCGAAGAACCTCCACTACCAGCAGTTCCGTTTGTTCCACTTGAACCCGATGAACCACTACTTCCGCTTGAACCACTACTACCAGATGTTCCGCTTGAACCAGATGTTCCAGATGAACCTCCACTTCCTGCAGTTCCGTTTGTTCCAGAAGAACCAGAAGAACCAGATGAACCAGATGTTCCGCTTGTTCCACTTGTTCCGCGTGTACCAGATGTACCACTTGTTCCAGATGTTCCAGAAGAACCCCCACTACCAGCAGTTCCACTACCACCACCAGCTCCAGTTACACCACTACTACCACTCGTTCCAGATGTTCCAGATGTTCCACTTGAACCAGTAGTTCCAGAAGAACCACTACTACCTGATGAACCCGAAGTACCTACAGTTCCAGAAGAACCAGAAGTACCTGATGTACCCGAAGTACCAGCAGTTCCCGAAGAACCACTACTACCAGATGAACCACTACTACCAGATGAACCACCAGCTCCAGTTATACCACTTGTACCGGAAGTACCAGATGTTCCACTTGTACCAGATGTTCCAGAAGTTGCGGATGTACCACTCGTTCCAGAAGAGCCAGTTGTACCAGATGAACCAGTTGTTCCACCACTACCAGATGTACCAGATGAACCAGTAGTACCACTACTACCACTTGAACCAGAAGTTCCAGAAGTACCTCCACTACCAGATGTACCAGAAGAACCAGATGAACCAGATGAACCAGATGAACCAGATGTACCACCACTACCAGCAGTTCCTCTTGTACCACTACTACCGCTTGTTCCAGAAGTACCAGAAGTACCAGAAGTTCCGCTTGTTCCAGAAGAACCCCCACTACCAGATGTACCACCACTACCAGACGAACCATCCGTACCAGATGAACCAGATGAACCAGATGAACCACCACTACCGCTTGTACCACCACTACCGCTTGTACCAGATGAACCACCACTACCGCTTGTTCCAGATGTTCCAGAAGTACCAGAAGTACCAGATGATGCAGCTGCAGTTCTTCTACCAACCACACCAGTAGTTGTATTAAGTACTAAGAATTCTTGCGTTGTATTATCGGTAGTTACATTGGTATTATCAAATCTAACACTACCAGAAACTGCTAAACTACCACTTATACCTAACGAACCTGTTATTTCTTGTTTATCGTTACTTGCATCACCAAATTTGTTTGAACCAGATGAAAAAATAATTGATGATGATATATAAGTTACTTTTAATTCAGTTGCGTTTATTGTACCACCAACACTTAAATTTCCAGTTATTGTTTCATTACCAGTGATGGTTTGATTTCCAATCACACTTGAATTACCCACTAAAGTTTGAGAACCAGTTATTCTTAGTGCACCAGATATAAAAGTTGAACCACTTATATCAAATTGAGTTGTTGGTGTTTTTCTTATACCAACATTTCCACCACCATTTGCTAAAATTACATTAGATGTTGATGCCCTATTAAGATATAAATCTACATTTGTTGAATCTATTCTACCATTAGATGGTGTAATTGCAATTGTTCTACCATTAGTAGTTGCGGTTATTGAAATTGAAGTATCGGGTGCGTTTACATTAATACCACCACTAACTATGTTTAAATTTCCACCATTTATGTTTTCACTACCACTAATATTTAATGAACCACTTATCGTTGTATTTGTATTTACAACTAATCCTAAATTTGGTGAAATTACTGCTTGTGCTGAACCTGATTTAATTCTATCCAAATCACCAATTGAAGATGCATTGATATTCGTTAAACCACTACCATTTCCTGTAAATAATGATGCCGATACTGAACCACTAAATTGTGAATTTGCATTTATTTGTAATGTTGCTCCGTTTGGAGTCCCAATTTGATAAGTTTGTACGGCCGAACCACTTAGTTTACCAACAACACTTACCGATTCTGAAGTAGCAGTTAAAATAGATGAACCACTTACAAAAAGTGATACACTATTTACACTATTTTGATTTAACCCATTGGGACTTTTACCGTTGAACTCCATTCAATTATGTTTTTTTATTTTATGTCAATTCTAATATTGAAACAATCACATCTGCTGAATTAGCTAATGAGGATGTTACCGAAAGTAAATCATTTGCTTCCATTACCACTTTTTGTTCTCCACCAACTAATACCGTTGAACCACCCTGTACAATTAAAGCATCTTTTACTAAAAATACTGCTTTATTTGCCGAAGTATCTCTCAACATTACACTAACCGATATGTTTTGTGAAGCTACATTAGCCACATTTACACCAATTACCGTTGTTGTAGTTGCAGATGGTACAGTGTACACCCCAACTCCCGTTGAACCAATTGAACCAGTTATACTATTTTTAAATATATTTGCCATCTTTTTTTATCCTAATGCAATAGCAAAAGCTAATGCGGTATCTAATACGTTTACACCATCTACTTGAAATTGTCCTCCATCAATTACATTTATACTACCTTGAACTTGCTCCGAACCACTTATAAACACAGAACCAGTAATTCTTTGTCTATCCGTTGATAATGTACCAACAGTTATTGTTCTTGTAACTGTTAAGTTTTCAAAAGTAGCAGTATTTACTTCAATTTGACCTTTAAATGAACCAGTAAAAGACCCAGTGAATGAACCACTTAAATTTGCATAGGCATTTGCCGATTGAATTATCGAACCCGAAAATATGGGACTTTGTATTTTCATTTAATAGTTTGTAATGTTATAGATATAAATATAAGTTATCTATCTTTTATGGTTTCTCCGGCCAAACTATACTGAAAGGGTCTGATTGATTTGTAATATCTCTCAAATCTTGTCTATATGATTGGTAGGAAGTTTTAATACTTTCAGAAACATCCGATAATTGTGTCCAATCACACTCTGATAATAACTGATTTCTTAATTCTCTAATTTCACTCCATTTTATTGCTAATCTTAATTCTTTTTCAGAATTAGAAGCATCTATTTGTACCCAATTTTGATAATATATACCATCCGTTAAAGTTGGAGTACCTTCGGATATGTTTTTAGTATAATCGTTTGGTTTTTGGGTTTGAGTTACTTCAAATACACCAAAATCACTTAATATTTCAGTTGGTATGTTTAACGGAAATGTATAAGTTTTATTATCCACTCTAAATTGTTTTAAAGAGTATGGGTATGTTATTTCATTATCTATTATTCTTAAATACATATTATTTGAAAGTTGATGGTATTGATGCAAAGTTAGTTAATCCAGTACAATTTCTAAATGCACCAGTTCCAAAAGGTGTTGGCGTTCTTAACCAAATTGTAGGAGCAGTTCCACTAATACTATTTGTTGTAGATGTCATATAATACACATTTTGAAAAGTTGAAACCGCTGTATTAAAGGTAAATTGAATTACACCAGATGTTATTGCTGCACATTGTCTAAATGTTTGTGAAAAGTTTACTACATCAGGACATAAATCAAATAAAGTCAAAGGTACGGTTGTTAATGATACACATCCGTAAAATGTAGATGTAAAATCAGTTGCTAAAGGTACATTATTAAACAATCCAGAAGGAACTGAAGTTATTTGGGTAAATGAAAATGCACTACTAAATATTTGTGCATTAGGTGAAAAATTAAACATATCAGATGGAATTGATGTTAATCCAGTTCTTGACATAAATCCCGTCCAATCAATCATTTCATCTAAACCATCATATCCACCAACTGCAGATAAAGATGCGGAGGATGGAATTGATGTTAAAAGATTACATCCTTGAAAGTTTAATCTTCTTAATCCATTTATACCAAATTGTACAATGGAAGTGTATAAACCACGATTAGATACACTATTATTCACAGTAAATGCGGGCATAAACCCACTTATACTTATTGTATATGAACCTATGGATACATAATTATGTGTTAATGCTATATCCGATGATGATGTTATTACATCACTACTACCATCTCCCCAATCGACAACAAAATTTGGAGTCAATCCCTCATAATCAAAAATAGGTAATCTAAATGCTCTGTTGGCAGTTGTAGTTGTTATTGTAACCTTAAATGGAAACAATTCACTACCTTCACCCGATGATGTTAATCTTCTAAATATTCCCATAACTTTTAATTCATGTTTAATCCGGTCACAAATCCATAATAAGATGAGCCCCCATCAAATGTGTAAAATACTAATATATCCTCACCAGATGAAGTTAAAATTGGAGGTGTACCACCTACCCAATTTACACCACTCCAAGCTAATGAATGTGCTCCTGCGTTTACTGCTAATAATGTAAATCCAAATGCTTTTCCAGCAGGTGCATTTGAGAATGATATTGAACCATTTCCAGTAAAAGTTCTCTTAAAGTTGTTAGCAGTTGATAAATCAATTGATGCACCACTACCACTTCCTAAATCAGAGAAAGTTTCTCTGAAAGTTGTTGATGTTGTAAATCCAGTTGTAGATAAACTAGTTGATAGATTTACACCATTTGTTGCAATTATGTTTAAAGATGTGGGTGAAGTCAAATTAGGAGTTCCACCGGTATAAATGTTAAATGCTGATGCGGATACGGGTCCAGTTGCTTGAATTGTACCAGTTACAGTTAATGTACTACCATCAAAAGTTAAATTACTTTCAACCCGTCCATTTGGTGCAGTACCATCTAATGTGATAACACCATTATCAGTAGTTCCTGTCAATGCTAAGAAACCACTTAAACCAGACGAACCAGATGTTCCAGCTCCAGATGTACCCGATGTTCCAGAAGTTCCAGATGAACCAAAATTTGTTCCATCTAATCCAGATGAACCAGAAGTTCCAGATGTACCATTTGTACCTTCACCAGATGTTCCAGACGTTCCAGACGTTCCTGATGTACCACTACTACCAAATAAAGTTCCATCTAAACCAGATGTACCAGACGTTCCCGATGTACCATCTGTTCCAGTTGAACCAGATGTACCAGACGTTCCTGATGTACCACTTGTACCAGACGAACCAAAGAATGTTCCATCTAAACCAGAAGTCCCAGAAGTTCCAGAAGTTCCAGATGTGCCATCTGTCCCAGATGTACCCGAAGTACCACTTGTTCCAGATGTTCCAGACGAACCAAAATATGTACCATCTAAACCAGATGTGCCAGAAGTTCCAGATGTGCCAGAAGTTCCATCAGTAGCATCAATTCCAGATGTTCCAGATGTACCACTTGTTCCAGAAGTTCCAAAGAAAGTTCCGTCTTGTCCACTTGTACCAGATGTACCCGATGTACCAGAAGTTCCATTGGTAGCATCTAAACCAGATGTTCCAGATGTACCAGATGTACCATTTGTTCCAAAAAAAGTTCCATCTTGTCCACTTGTACCAGATGTACCACTCGTTCCGCTTGTACCATCGGTCCCAACACCAGATGAACCAGAAGTTCCGCTTGTACCAGATGAACCAAAGAATGTACCATCTACACCACTTGTACCAGATGTACCACTTTCGCCACTTGTACCAGATGAACCGCTTTCTCCACTTGTACCAGATGAACCGCTTTCTCCACTTGTACCAGATGAGCCAAAGAATGTTCCATTTAAACCAGAAGTACCGCTTGTACCAGATATACCATCAGTACCACTAACACCAGATGAACCAGAAGTACCGCTTTCTCCACTTGTACCAGATGAACCAAAGAATGTTCCATCTAAACCAGAAGTACCGCTTGTACCCGATGTACCAGAAGTTCCATCAGTCCCAGAAATACCGTTTGTACCACTTTCTCCACTTGTCCCACTTGTTCCAGATGAGCCAAACAATGTTCCATCTAAACCAGAAGTACCAGAAGTCCCAGAAGTTCCAGATGTACCATCGGTCCCAGATGTACCAGAAGTTCCATCAGTACCAGAAGTTCCATCAGTACCGCTAGTACCAGATGTACCACTTTCACCACTTGTTCCGCTTGTTCCAGATGTACCACTTGTGCCTGAAGTACCAGATGTACCACTTGTGCCTGAAGTACCAGATGAACCAAATAAAGTTCCATCTAATCCACTTGTTCCAGATGTACCAGATGTTCCATCGGTACCCGAAGTACCAGAAGTTCCATCAATACCGCTTGTACCAGATGTACCTGATATACCTGAAGTACCGCTTGTACCCGAAGTACCAGATGTTCCATCAGTTCCAGAAGTTCCGCTTGTTCCAGAACTACCATCACTACCACTTGTACCAGATGTTCCGCTTGTACCAGATGAACCTTCAGCCGATGTACCACTACTACCACTTGTACCAGATGTTCCATCACTACCACTTGTACCATTTGTACCACTTGTCCCACTTGTACCATCACTTCCAGAAGTTCCGCTTGTTCCGCTTGTTCCAGAAGTACCACTTGTACCTGATGTACCATCAGTTCCGCTTGTACCCGATGTACCATCAGTTCCGCTTGTACCCGATGTACCATCGATTCCCGAAGTTCCAGAAGTTCCGCTTGTACCAGATGAACCGCTTGTACCAGATGTACCATCAGTTCCGCTTGTACCAGATGTACCATCCGTACCGCTTGTACCAGATGTACCGCTTGTACCAGATGTACCATCAGTCCCAACACCAGAAGTTCCAGATGAACCGGAAGTACCATCAGTTCCAGAAGTTCCACTTGTCCCATCTGTTCCAGAAGTACCGCTTGTACCAGATGTACCATCCGAACCAGTTGTACCACTACTTCCGCTTGTACCAGATGTACCATCAGTTCCGCTTGTACCAGAAGTACCGCTTGTACCAGATGTACCGCTTGTACCAGATGTACCATCCGAACCAGTTGTACCACTACTACCAGAAGTACCGCTTGTTCCATCGGTTCCTGAAGTACCAGAAGTACCGCTTGTACCGCTTGTACCAGATGTACCGCTTGTACCAGATGTACCGCTTGTACCAGAAGTACCGCTTGTACCAGAAGTACCATTTAACCCAGAAGTTCCCGATGTACCACTTGTTCCGCTTGTTCCACTTATACCACTTGTTCCAGAAGTACCAGAAGTTCCAGAAGTACCATTTGTACCAGAAGTACCAGAAGTACCAGAAGTACCAGATAAACCACCGGAACCAGATGTGCCCGATGTACCAGATGTGCCAGAAGTTCCATCAGAACCATCAGCTCCATCACTACCAGATGTTCCACTTGTACCAGAAGTACCCCCACTACCTGCACTACCATCTATTCCATCCGAACCTTTTGCTCCAGATGTTCCGCTTGTTCCTGATGAACCAGACGTACCAGATGTTCCCGATGTACCATTTAATCCGTTTACACCAGAAGTACCCGAAGTACCAGAAGAACCAGATGTTCCACCACTACCAGCAGTACCAGCAGTTCCATTTGTACCACTTGTACCGCTTGTTCCACTTGTACCACGTGTGCCACTACTTCCACTTGTTCCAGATGTTGCGGATGTACCTGATGTTCCACTAGTACCAGATGTTCCGCTTGTACCAGCAGTTCCAGATGTTCCAGATGTTCCCCCACTTCCAGATGTACCAGAAGTTCCAGAAGTTCCAGATGTTCCAGATGTTCCATCCGAACCAGTTGTACCACTACTACCGCTTGTTCCAGAAGTACCGTCCGAACCAGTTGTACCACTACTACCGCTTGTTCCAGAAGTTCCAGAAGTTCCGCTTGTACCAGATGAACCACTTGAACCGCTACTACCAGATGAACCTGATGAACCACTTGTTCCAGATGTTCCAGATGTTCCAGATGTTCCCGAAGTACCATCAATTCCACTTGTTCCCGAAGTACCGCTTGTACCAGATGTTCCGCTTGTTCCAGAAGTACCATCCGTACCATTTGTACCAGAAGTACCAGAAGTACCAGAAGTACCAGAAGTACCGGCTGCCTGCTGAACATCTCTTGTTTCTAATTTTTTAGTAGTAGGGTCCCAAGTTACAACCAATTGAGAGGCTGATGATGTATAAAATTGTTGTATATATACACTACCAGTAATATCTAAACTACCAGTTATTACCAAACTACCACTAAATCTTTGATTACCTGAATTTAGTAAGAATGATGATGTATCTATACTTTGTGCATTTAATGCAAATTGTGCAATACTTGCAAATGATGAACTAAATACTGTCATCGATGCAGTTTGTGCATTTGTAATAAATCCTTCCGCAGATAATACCCCACCTAATACATGAGATGCGGTTAGTGCGTAAGATGCGGAAACTGCTAATGAAGCAGTACCAACCAACATTGATGCGGTTTGTGCATTTTGTACAAAGTTAGCAGTATCAACATTTGATGCGTTTTGTGCAAATAATGCGTAAGAAGCAGTTCTAGCAAACGATGCACTTAATACTGTCATCGATGCGGTTTGTGAATTTAACACAAATTCACCAGCATTTACCGATGCTGATATTAATGCTTCTAAAGATGCCGTATTTAATCCTATTACACTGCCAGCTATGGTTGCAAAATTAGCGTTTACCGCATGTGATGAGGAAAGTACCGTTCCAATTACTCTATCCGCCTGAATTGTACCATTTATTAACGAACCACCACTACCAATTACGATATGTCCACTTGTCAATCCACTAAATGTTACTTGAACAGTGTTATTATCGATTGCTAAAATAGATGCAGGAAGAATCATTTCATCTTGCGAACCAGTTCCATACACCTGTACCATTGGGTATCTAATATCCAAATTATGTACAATCGTTACCGAACTTGCGTTACTAAATGGTACAGTCTCCGTTAATGAAGTTTCGGGTTGAGGAATATAGTATCCCCTATTCTCATCATATCTTAAAGTATTGTATTCCGCAGATGCTTCGATACCAGCTCCATTAAATGTATATGTACCATTAAATGAACCACTAAAGAATGGAGAATATGCAAAACTTGCGGTTAATTCAGGCGTTGTTATAAAATCAGAATAAGTTCTACCATAGATACTTGCCGATGTATTAACAACAAAACCATTATCAGGTGAAATCGATGCCGTAAATGAGCCCGATTTCATTATAAATGTTTCAAATGATAGATTTGCAATGTTGATATTATTCAAACCACTACCATCTCCAACAAATCTACTACCACTTTGAACAATAATTGAACCACTTTGAACAATAATTGAACCAGTTACATGCAACGAACCACTTTCAATTGAAGTATCGGTATTTATTTCCAATCCTCTGTTTGGAGATATGACAGCTTCAACAGAACCCGATTGAATTCTATCTAATTGAAGGTCTTGTAATGATTCAGCAGGAATGTTAAATAACCCACCACCATCTCCAGCAAAAAATGATGCAGTTACCGTTACGTTTACATTTAATTTTTGTGGGTCTAATATAGCTAAAGCAGAGCCGGAAACTAGTCTATCCAATTCTAGATTTGTCAATGCTTCAGCTGGAATGTTAAATAGTCCACCACCATCTCCTCTATAAAATGATGCCGATATCGAACCACTTAATAATGTACTACCACTAACAACTAAACTAGAACTAAAGTTTGCATTTCTTTGAATTGTTAAAGGTACATTTGATATCAGTCCATTATTTGGTGATATTGATGCGGTTGCACTACCACTAGCAATACGAGGTGCATCTCCGGAAATTTCAGCAATTACACCGGTCAATTGAGAACCATCTCCAAAATAAGTTGTTGCTCTTACTGAACCACTTACTACAACACTTCCACTAAATGTAGAACCACTTGCTACTGAAGTTACTAAAAATCCAGTATTAGGTGAAACCGAAGCAGTTACCGAACCACTTTGAATTCTTGGTGATGCCGCTGCTACTACATTTTGTAATTGAGAACCATCTCCAATAAATGTAAATGCAGCTACCGAACCACTTACAACAGTACTTCCACTAAGAATTATACCATAACCACTAACTTCCGAACCACTATAATCATTTGATATTACTTTGAATCCATATGCAGGGTCTACTGAAGCAGTTACCGAACCTGATGCTATTAATGTTGCTACCAATGCATCAGGTGTTAAAGCTGAACGAGGGATATCAAATAAACCAGCACCACTACCACTAAATACCGATGCAGTTACTACACCAACAACTTTAGTATCACCAACTAATTTTATTTCCGATGGGATATAGATGGCATCTACTACATTAATAGTACCAGCCATTGCAACATTATTCTCATTATTGTAATAAAGAGTATCAGGTGCACTACTTGAAACTAAGAACGATATAGTTCCGTTATCTTCACCATTATTAGTTACCCAACTATCATATCCGTTTTGATTACCAATTGCACTAGCACTATTAATCCAAAATGAATATCCTACCGCATCTACGTTAAAAATATAAGAATTACCTCTTACTAATGTTAAATTTACATTTGAACCACTAGCTGCTCCACTAAACCAATATGCAGAACTTCCATCGTTTACTACATCAAATGTATTTGGTAATTCATCCAATGGAGTAGGTCTAGCCGATGATGAAACTACAAAACTACCACTAATGGTAGTAAATGTGTTTACAACCAATCCTTTATTTGGTGAAATCGATGCCGTAGCTGAACCACTTGTTATTTTATTAGAAATTAGTGCATCAATAGTTAAAGCAGAACGAGGAATATCTGATAATCCGGCCCCACTACCACTAAAAAATCCACTACCGCTTGGTATTGTTATCGAACCACTTACCGAAATACTACCACTAAAAATTGAACCACTTACTATTGAAGTTACTAATAAACCAGTATTGGGTGCTACTGAAGCAGTTACACTACCACTAGCAATACGGAATACTTCACTTGCTAATGCTGATTGAGGTATATCAAATAATCCTCTACCACTACCACTAAACATTGATGCGGAAACAGGAAATTCGAATGTTGAAAATGTATTAACTACAAATCCATCAACAGGTGAAATAGATGCAGTTGCCGTACCACTAAATATCTTTGTTGAATCAATTGCTAAGTTGGCAAGAGTAATATTAGAAAGATATCTACCATCTCCAATAAAATATGAAGAACTAGGTACATATAAATTACCACTTACAATAGTATCCCCTATAAATTTAATAGTAGGGTCAATTTGATATTTTTCTTTTATAATAATTGTACCTGCCATTGAACTATGGAATTGACAATTATAATATAAAATATTAGGAGAACCAGTTGGTGGTGTAAATGTTATTGTGGCATTTGAAGCTCCATTATTTACTACACCAATATCATATGTATCTAAAGTTCCAGTTGTTTTAGTGGTCTTTATCCAAAAAGGGTGACCTGTTGCTGCAATATTAAATGTATATGGTACATTTTGATATAAAACTAAAGTAGGATTTGAACCACTAGCCGCTCCACTAAATACATATTCTCCACTACCAGCATTTACCACATTAAATGTAGTATCTAATGAAGATGTTGATAATTCCCAACCAGATGATGATACTATTAAACTACCACTAATTGTTGTAATTGCGTTTATACCAAATCCAGTCAATGGGTCAGCTGATGCAGTTACACTACCACTTGCTACTCTATATGCTTCGGTTGCTAATGCAGATTGTGGAATATCAAATAATCCTTTACCACTTCCACTAAAAATGGATGCAGATACAGTATTTGTAAAGAATGCAGGTACATTTACATTAAATCCTTCCGATGGTGAGATTGATGCCGTAGCACTTCCACTAAATATCTTTGTTGAATCAATTGCTAAGTTAGCAAGTGTTATGTTTGAAAGGAATCTACCATCTCCAATGAAAAATGAACTACTATTAATAGTTACACTACCACTTACATCAACGCTTCCACTTATTTTAGTTCCGTTTTCAACCGATTCTACAACAAATCCTCTATCAGGTATTGCGGATGCGGTTACTGAACCAGATGCTATTCTAAATACTTCTTGTGATAATGCCGATAATGGTAAATCAAATAAACCAGCACCACTACCAGTAAACATAGATGCCGATACCGTATATTCAAAATTAGCAGGTACATTTACTATAAATCCGTCAACAGGAGATATAGATGCGGTTGCTGAACCACTTGCTATTTTATTAATTTCAAATGCTAAAGCTGATTGTGGTATTTCAAACAATCCTTTACCACTACCACTAAAGAATGAACCAGTTGTTATTTGAATACCACCACTTACAAATAAACTTCCACTAAATGTTGAACCACTTACTACCGAAGTTACTACAAAACCAGTATTTGGTGCTACCGAAGCAGTTACCGAACCTGATTTAATTTCAGTTGATACTAAAGCATCTACCGATAATGCCGAACGAGGTATGTCTTTTAAACCAGCACCACTACCACTAAAGAATGAACCAGTTTCAACCTGTATATTACCACTAACAATTAAACTTCCACTAAATGTACTACCACTTGCTACTGAAGTTACTACAAATCCTTTATTTGGACTAACGGAAGCAATCACACTACCACTTTCTATTAAAGTTGCGGTTAATGCCGGTATATTAAACAATTGAGAACCATCTCCAATAAAAAATGATGATGATACACTACCACTAACAACCACATTCCCAATAAATGTAGAACCACTTTCTAAAGATGTTACAACAAATCCACCATCAGGTGACACCGATGCTGTCACAGAACCAGATTTAATTTCAGTTGTTAGTAAAGCATCAAATGTTAATGCTGAACGAGGTATATCGGTTAAACCAGCACCACTACCACTAAAAAATCCACTACCGGTGGGTATTACTATATTTCCACTAACAATTAAGCTTCCGCTAAATGTAGAACCACTATCTATTGAAGTTACTAAAAATCCGGTATCAGGTGAAACCGAAGCAGTTACTGAACCTGATTTTATTTCGGTTGATATTAATGCATCCTGTGTTAATGCTGAACGAGGTATATCAAACAATCTAGCTCCACTACCACTAAATGATGAACCAGAACTTAATTCAATTCCACCACTTACAAATAATGAACCAGTAAATTGAGAACCACTTTCTAATGATTGAACCACAAATCCCGTATCAGGACTTACCGATGCAGTTACACTACCACTTGCAATTCTACTAGCATCACCAGATAGATTTGAAATAGGAATATCAAATAATCCTCTACCACTACCACTAAACATTGATGCTGATACTGAATATTCAAAGAATGCGGGTACATTTACCAACAATCCAGTACTATCTTGAATTGATGCAGTTGCCGAACCACTAGCAATTCTATTCGAAGTTAATGCATCCGGTGTTAAAGCAGAACGAGGTATGTCAAATAAACCAGCACCACTACCAGTAAACATTGATGCAGATACCGAATATTCAAAATTAGCAAATGTGTTTACTACCAAACCAGTATTTGGTGCAATTGAAGCAGTTGTAGAACCACTTGCTATTAAAGTTGCGGTTAATGCTGGTATATTTGTTAGTCCACTACCATCTCCAAAAAATGAACCACTAAATGAACCAGTAAATGAACCAGTTGCAATTACACTTCCTATAAATGAACCACTAAATGAACCAGTTGCACTATTTACCGTTAAAATATCTCTAATTCCAACCGAACCTGTTAGTTGTTGGTTATCAAACCCACTATCTCCAAATATGTTAGAACCTGATGAATAAATTATTGATGATGATATATACGTTACTATAAGAGATTCCGCATATATTGATTTTGATACATATAAATTACCTTCAATTGATGTATTACCTTGAATTATTGCATTAGTATTTACAACTAATGAAGTACCATCAAATGATGCAGTTTGCGAACCACTTGCAATAAATGGTGCAACTACGGATGGTACGTTTACTAAACCACTACCATCTCCTACAAAATTTCCTAAAAATGAACCACTAAATGAACCAGAAAGGTCAGCAATACCTTTAAATGAAGATGTTATTTCATTTAATACAATTTTTTGTGCAAATCCTCTATTACCCTCACTATCCGTAATTAAAATAGCCGGATTGGATTCTAAAGATGCCGAAAATGAAGGAACACCAAAGTTTGGTTCAACTTGGGATAAATCTACAAATTCGTATCTATCTGATGTTACATTTTTAGGTCCTTTTAATCGAACTCTACCACTTAATAGGTTGCTTATTGCCATTAGTACTTTCTAGCTTTGATATAAATATTCAATTACATATAAATATAATTGAAAAATATAATCGTTATTCGTTTGCACTCTCTAATAAAGAAAGAATTACACTTAATTGAGTTGAGCCAGAAACTATAAAACCATATGTTTCTTCCAATACCAACTTACCAGAAACTACCGGTGATAGTGAATCAGCAGGAGGTATTAAAACATTAGTAACTAATTGTATTGGGGGTTGTGCAACTAATGTAGGATTTTCAATTGTATTTATAACAACATCGGTAAACCTTTCTAATAAATAAGATGAACCACTAAGTTCTAAATCAGTTGGTGTAATTGATGTGTTAAACGATTGAGTAACTGTATTTTGATATATTGTATCAACTAATGTTGAACCAGTTATTGATTGATTTTTAATAACTTGTTGAGCCAATATATTTGCATATTCTATTGTAAGTAAAGATGCGCTATATTCGGTAGAATCAATTACACTAACACCATTTTTTGTAAAGAATGATTTTGCGTATTTATCTGTTCTAATTGTTGTATTATTTTTTATATCATATGCAAATGCATCAACTTGGTCCAAAGCATATCCTTCAAATAAAGATGATACAAATGTAAATGGAGTTTCGGATAAACCATTTTGATTTTGAATATATGCAGCTGTTTCTTTTCTTATAAATTGTCTGTTAAGTGTTAATAAAGCAGATGCTGATACATAACTTCCAGTTGCTTCAATTCCAGCAAAATTTGGTGCAGGTAATTCTTTATTTGATGTTACAAAAATAGTTACAGGTTGATTTGAAACACTATTGTTTGTAATTTGACAAGATAGTACAATTGATGAAACTCCAGCGGGAGTTGCATATATTTCATCTTGCTCACCAGTCAGAGTTGCTACTACGGACTGGAATCTATTTAAGGGTACAAAAACTTCTGCCATTTCTTTTTATTTTTATTTCTTTTTTTTAAATTTGTAGTGCCAATGAGAACGGAGTTACTAATGAGAACAATGATTTACTAAATGTTCTACCAACCAAAGTTCCAGTAGCTTGATTGATACTTAAACCAGTACCAATTCTAAAGTCACCATCCTGATTTCCAGAGGTAAAGAATATTCTACCACCACCTAATTCAGTAATTTCAAATATTGGATTTGGAACACCACTACCACCCTGATTTGGGGGAAGTGCTTTAAATGTAACACCACTACCATTGTAAGAGTAGTCAATACCAGTTGCCACAATTAGTGAACCAAATGATTCCAAAGGTGCACCTGCTGCTATAAACTCTGCTCTAGTTCTTAAATATCTATTTGTTTCCAAAGTTTCCAATAATTGGTCTCTAGTCACAGCTATTGCACTTCCATATTGACCATCATAGTATGATGATGCTGCTCTGATTCCTCTTTCGTTTCCACCATATAATAAATCAGTTACAGCCGCATCTACAATAAATCCAGTATCACGCGAACAACTTGCCTCATTATATACTAAATATGGAAAAGCTCCATTTGTGTATCCAATTGCTCTTTGTTTTAATTCTTCTTTACCACCTTTTAATCTTTCAGCTGCTTGTCTTCTTAATGTAGTTGGTGCTAAGTAAGTTAATAGCGTATTTGCTACTATTTTTTCAGAAAGTCCTCTTGCGAAGTTTATACCATCTACCGTTTGTTTTTTCTGTCCGTTATTATCACCATAACTTTCCAAAATTGCTACTGATGGGAATTTATAGTAGTAAGAACCTGCCTCAATACTTCTTTCATTACCACCATAAACTAAATCCGTTCTAATTGCATCTATAATAAATCCTAAATCTCTAGAACAACTCACTTCATTGTATTTTAAACCACTCCAAGATGCAGATAAGAACGTTATAGTTTCTTTTTGTATTAATTGTTTGTTATCTGTCAATAATTTTGCGGTTGTCAATAATGATGCCGATGGTACTAAATATGTTGGGTTAGTTATTACCTTTTTAGATACCCTTCCGGCATATCTGATACCAGTAAGTGTTGGGTCTGATTGATTTTGTGTAGATGGAACTCCCTTATTAGTTGCATTCGATGGATATAAGTAATAATACTGCCCAGCTATCACACTTCTTTCAGTTCCACCATATAATACATCCGTTGCTGCCGCATCTATTAAGTATCCAACATCTCTTTTACAAGTTGCTTCGTTATAATATACACTACTCCAAGAAGAAGATACATATGCGATAGTTTCTTCTGCTATAAATGCTTTATTCTTTCTTAATAAATCAAATGATGCAGATGCCTCTAATGAAGCTGTTACAAATGTAGTACCACTTACAATTTTTTGTGCTATTCTACTTGCGTAATTTATACCATCAATTGTTTGTCCTAATTGTCCTACACCATCACCATCTCCCAATAAGATTGCTTTTGATGGATATTTGTAATAGAAATCACCAGCTACTACACTTCTTTCGTTTCCTCCGTATAATAAATCAGTAGTTGCTGCATCTAATATGTATCCTAAATCTCTAGCACATTTTATCTTATCATATTCAAAATTACTCCAACTTGCAGTTAAGTAAGCCATACTTTCACTTACAATAAATGTTCTATTGTTTCTTAATAATGCTACGGATGATGAAACAACCAATGAAGCAGTATTGAATGAAAGATTTTGAACTAATTTAGTTGCTAAACCTTTTGCGTAATCAATTGCGGTTACAGTTGGGTCTAATTGAGAACCAGTTACTTTTGATGGAGCCTCCCAATATGCAATTCCAGCTAAAGAACTACTATGATTTCCACCATAAAGAATATCACCAGCTACTGCCTCAACAATATATCTAATATCTCTAGAACAAGTTGTTGAATTGTACTCAAATCCACTCCAAGAAGATGATAAGAATGATATACTCTCACTTTGGATAAATCCTATGTTTTGAGTTAATAAATCGTATGCAGCAATCTTTGATAAATCGTTTGATGGAGTTAAACCAGTAGATTGAGATACAGGTGTAGGTATCAACCAATTGTTTATAGAAGCAGATACTAATCTAGCTGCGTATTTGATTCCATCTATTGTTTCAGTTAATTGAGTATCAGTAGCCTCCGATGGATATAAGTAATAGAACTCACCAGCTTTAGAACTTCTCTCATTTCCACCATATAATAAATCAGTTGAAACTGCATCTAAGATATATCCAACATCTCTCTTACAAGTTTCTTCATTGTAATAGAAATCAGGGTATTTAGCGTTTATATATGCAACACTTTCACTTTGGATAAACTTCTTATTACTTCTGATTGAATCATATGCAATTGATGAAGTTACATAGAATTGTGCATTCTTAATTACATTCAATGCCAATCCTTTTGCATATCTAACACCAGTTAAAGTTGGTTCTAATTGAGAATCGGTAGCTTGAGATGGGAAATCATAATAATATTTTCCAGCTATAATACTTCTTTCATTTCCACCATATAATAAATCAGTTCTTACCGCATCTACTATGTATCCAATATCTCTAGCACACTTAATTTCATCATATCCAAACTCACTCCAAGAAGAACTTACATAAGCTATACTTTCACTTTGAATAAATCCTTTATTTTTAGTTAGTGCTACATAAGATGCCGAAATAGTTGCTGATGCTGATATGTGAGTTAATACAATATTTTGTACAACCTTCTCAGCCACACCACTTGCGTATTTGATTGCGGTAATTGTTTGGTCTAATTGTGAACCGGTAGCCTGTGATGGGAAATCAAAATAGAACTTACCATTAAACAACGATGCCGAATTACCACCATATAAAAGGTCAAATGCAGAACCACTAAGGATTCCTGTCAAATCTCTCTCACACTTACTTTGAGTATATGCAAATCCACTCCAAGATGAACTCATATAAGCAATAGTTTCATCAACTATGAATTTAGAGTTACTTACTAATAGATTATATGCCGAATTTATTTTTGTATTTGTATTTGCTATTGGGAATGTTGATGGTCTAAATCCAATTGAGCTTGTACCATTGTTCAATAACACATCAATTACTAAAGATAAGGATGCTGATATTAATTTACCTTGCAATCTTGCTCCACCACTTCCACTTATAATTTGTGGTGTGTTGGTTATCTTAATACTTGCCGATGTATTTGATACAATTGTTGGAAGTAACGATGTTCCATTTTCTACAATATCCAAAACAATTCCAAAACCAGATGATACTTTATTTATTTCAAATTGCCCAGCAGTTTGTGTATTTGCAGTTGGTAGTAATCCCGTCTTTGTAATTGAACCACTGGCATTTGTTACCAATGTAGGAATTGAACCAGTACCATTTGCAATTATATTAACTACAGTTCCAAATGAAGAACTTACAACATTTGTTTCGGTTGGATATGTTCCAATTCCAATTATTTGAGAATCTGAACTAATATTCCATAAGTTTGGATTATTTAGATTAAATCCATATAACGATGGAAAATTAGAAACTAATGAATCAGGTAAAGATGATGAACCATTCTCAATAATATCAGTAATCAAATTAAATGAAGCAGTAATTAAACCAATTTCACTACCACTAGCTGAATTAGATGCTGTGATTGGAAAAATGTTATTTACTTTTATTCTACTTTCAACATTTGATACAATTGATGGTTTTACTTCAACACCACCCTCAATAATTTTAGTTACAATACTAAATGATGAAGAAACATTTGTTACTTCAGTAGAACTTCCACTATTGGCAGATGTTAATTGAATTACATCAGATACTTTTATGTTACCATCCGTATTTTTACCAAAATTAATTGTATCTAATGTAATATTTGATACTAATTTGTTCACTAAACTATTTGCATAATCTATTGAATCTATTGTTTGTCCTTTTTGCTCTACCGAAGTTGCTTTTGATGGGAATTTGTAATAATATACACCAGATTCCACACTACGTTCGTTTCCACCATAAACAATATCAGTTGCTACACTATCTACAATAAATCCAACATCTCTACTACAAGAAGCTTGGTTATATACCAAATTAGGATAAAATGCGTTAGTGTATTGAATAGTTTCTGTTTGGATAAACTCTCTATTTGCTTGTACTAAATTTCTTACATTTAATTTTTCGTTTGAAGCAGTTACAAATGTATTACCTAATACAATTTTTTGAGCCAAACCACTACCATACTTAATACCAGTAATTGTTGGGTCTAATTGATTTGTTACAGAAGGAACACCACCAACAGTTGCTGCCGATGGATATAAGTAATAGAATCTACCGGCAGTTATTGTTCTTTCGTTACCACCATATACCAAATCGGTTCTTACTGCATCAATAATATATTTTACATCTCTCTTACATTTAATCTCATCATATTGAACACCTCTCCAAGAAGAACTTACATAAGCAACCACTTCTTCAGAAATTAAATTTTTATTTAACGATAATAAATTACTAGCATTTGTTTTGTTTTGTGAAGCAGTTACAAAAGTAGTACCAACAACAACTTTTTGTGTTATTCTACTTGCGTAATCGATACCATCAATTGTTTGTATTAATTGAGAACCAGTTGCTTGGGATGGGTATAAATAATAAAATGCACCAGCCGTTACACTTCTCTCATTTCCACCATATACTAAATCCGTTCTTACTGCATCAATTACGTGTCCAATATCTCTCTTACACTTAACATCATTATAATCAAAATTACCCCACGAAGATGATAAGTAAGCAATAGTTTCACTTTGAATAAATTCTCTATTGTTTTTTAATTGTAATGATGCATTTTGTACTTCGGTATTTGCAAAAGAATAAACTATATTTTGTAAAGTTTTTTGTGCTAATTTACTAGCATACTTTATACCATCTACAGTTTGATTTAATTGAGAACCAGTTGCTGCTGATGGATATTCTAAATAGTATTTTCCATTTACTAATGATGCTGAATATGAATTATATAATAAATCTTCCGCTGCTCCATTTACAATTAAACCAATATCTCTACTACAACTTACATCATTAAATACAAACCCATTCCAAGAAGAAGATAGATAAGCAATAGTTTCTGCCTGAATAAATGGAATGTTTTGTTTTAATAAATTATATGCATAATATACAACTATATTATTAGATGCGGATACATATGATGATGTTGGTAATAATAATGATGATGTTACTCCACTATTTCCACTTAAAATATCAACTACCAATGATATTGATGCTGATATTAAAGTTGCTTCAGCAGATGTACCACTAAATGATGATGAAATGTATTGTGGTGTATTCGTTACTTTAATACTTTGTGATGTATTTAGGGTAATTGTAGGAACTACACCTAACCCATTTTTAATAATATTTTTAATTGTTTCAACCGATGAACTAATTGCAGTTGCTTGTGTTTGAGTTGCATTACTACCAGTCCATTGAGTTACATTTGTAACTTTAATACTTTGTGATGTATTTGATTGAAATGTAGGTATTGAACCTGTTCCATTTTGTACAATGTTTATAATTGTACCAATAGAAGAACTAATTAAATTAGCTTCTGCTTGAGTTGCGGATGAGGCGGTTGTTAAAGTTAAACCACTTACAATAATCAAATCAGATTGAGATGAAGTTATAGCAGGTGATGTTGAACTTCCACTTTGAATAATTGAAGTAATTATATCAAATTTAGTATTAATTGAAGATGTTAAATTAGCAGAAGATGTTGTTGATGTTATTTGAACACCATTTGTAATATTTAATGGATTTGTATTACTCCAATTTTGTCCATTATTTTGTGCTAAAATTGAAGGTATTACCGAAATACCTCTTTTTACAATTGATTCTATTATAGTAAACGAACTACTAACATAATTTTGTTGAGTCACACTTCCACTAAAAGATGATGTTTGATTTGTTAAAGATGATAATCTAAAATTCTTCTCATCATTAAAAACAATACGTGGGGTATCTAATATTTGATTTTGAACAATAGTATCTCCAATAATTTTTGCATATCTAATACCAGCAATAGTTGATGTTCTTTGAGTTGTAGTTGCTAAAGATGGATAATCGTAATAATATCTACCAGCAGTTACACCTCTTTCAATTCCACCATATAATAAATCGGTTGCTATATTATCAACAATATACCCAACATCTCTTTTACAAGTTGCTTGATTATATTTTAAGTTTGGAAATGAAACATTAATAAATTGAATTGTTTCGTTTTGAATTAATTCTTTATTGTTTATTAAATTGTTGTATGCAGATAATGTTGTTGCATCGGGAGCTGTAAATGGTTTTTGTTTTAATAAATTATTAATCAATCCACCAGCATATCTAATACCATCCGCAGTTTGTCCTAATTGTCCAACACCATCACCATCACCTCGTACGATTGCCAATGATGGAAATTGATAATAGTACTCACCAGCAATTATACTTCTTTCATTTCCACCATATTTTGCATCAGTTGCTACTGCATCTAAAATGTACCCAACATCACGTCTACATTTTTCCTCATTATAATAAAAATTAGACCAAGATGATGATAAATAAGTTATTACTTCATTTTGTACAAATGTTTTGTTATCTCTAATAGTATCCCAAACATCATCTGCTTCCGTTGATGGTTCTGTATAAACTTTACCTCTAATTAAATTTAGTGACACTCCGGCTGCATGTTTCATAGCAGTTAATGTTGGTCCTAATTGTGTAGTTATTGCTTCGGATGGAAATTGATAATAAAATAAACCATTTCTAATACTTTCTTCGTTACCTCCAAAAAGTAGGTCTTTTGCTACACCATCTACAATATATCCAACATCTCTTTTACAGGTTTCTTCCAAATATGAAAACCCACTCCAAGACGATGATACGAATTGTATTACCTCATCTTTGATAAATTCTTTGTTATTTACTAATATTTCATATGCTGTTACAACATCAATGTTTGTTTTAGCTATTGAACTACTTTGTATTGTAGCTGGATATGTTAATGTATTCTTAATTAAGTCAAATGGTGTTGTGGATGAATTTATTATATCAATCGTACCCCCCATTGAACTTCTATTCTGCGATACATAATATAATCTATTTGGTGCGTTATAAGGTACTGTAAATGTTATTGTACCTCTACTATCACCATTATTTACCATACCAATATTATAATCATATTTTTCAGTAATACCTTCTAATTGTTCTGTTCTAATCCAAAAAGGATATTCAATTCCACCAAAATCTTCTATCGCATCTACGTTAAATTTGTAGGTTTCTCCTCTAAATAAAGTTAATGTAGGATTATTGCCAATTCCTTCAAAATTAAATGAAGAACTATTATTATTTGTTATTACAAAAGATTTTTGGTGATTAGCCGGTATTGGTAAAATATTACTACCAGTACCATTTGCTAAAATATTATAAACAATGCTAAAACTTGCACTTACGGAATTTATTGTTGCTAAAGATGATGTTACACCAAGCATGGTTTGGTCGGTAGTTCCCCCCTTTATACTACCACTTGCATTTGCTACATAAGTTGGTTTAACAGAAACACCCTTTGTAATAATATTAAGTACTGTACCAAATGATGAACTTACACTTGACGTAAGTGGAGATTCATTTGCTATTGGTTGAATCGTATCGTTACCAATTTTTCTACTAGCACTAGTGTTAGATTTAAAGTTAAATGAACCAGTACCATTTGCTAATATACTTAACAAAGCTGCATATGATGCACTTGTAGTATTTAAATCATGTTGAGTAGCTGATATTGATGATGTTATTTGTTGTGCTCCTAAAATATTATATGGAGAATCAAATCCATATCCTTTTATAGAACTTTTTGCTAATAAAGTTGGGAAATTAGATACACCTTTATCAACAATTTCACTTATTAATTTATAATCCGAAGATATTTCATCTGCGGCAGCAGTTGATAATGTTGTTGTTGCCGGTACTCTACTTTGTGTGTATAATACAGGTGAAGTTAAACGAATACCCTCATCAGTATTTAATTTTGTTATGGTTGGTAATCCGTTTTCCAATCCTTTGTTAAGAACATCAACAACACAACTCCAAGTTCCTCTTACACTATCTCTAGCTGCAATGTTACCACCACTGCCAGAAATAAAACGAGAACCAGATGCATACATACCATACAAACCAAATGAAATATTTGAGTTGTTTAGTGTAGCATGTCCACCATTGTTTACTCTAATAGAATAGTATGAAAAGTTATTAAAGAAAGATACCAACTGAATAAAACCTCTACCATTAACCAAACACCCAACTCCGTTTGGAGAAATTTGAGTGTAGGCATCTAATACCATTGAAGCCAATGGTGAATCTGGGTCTACCACATCACCATTAACATAAAGACCACCACCACCCGGTGGAATATCCTCATAGAGTTCCGTAAATGAGTTCTCCTGATTCGAAATCTGCGAGCAGTTCTGAATGTATGGGGAAGTTGTTATGAACGCTCCTGGTTGAAATGCCACAGCAAATCCTCTTTCAGGATTTATTTGGTCTGGGAATAATCTCAAACCACCCATAGTTACCTCTGCAATATAACATCCAGAGTTTACATGAAATAGGTCTTCTGTTGGACTTTTAGCGTTAATTTTAGTAATACGCAAACCAGCACCCCAAATACTTGTGTTTTTTGGAAGTATTACAGGATTATCTTCCAAATATGTTCCTGCTTGTACTTTAATTACATATCCATTAAATACAGAACCAGTATCAAAACCATATCTACCATCATAACCAGGTGTTGCTAATGATGCTGCTTTTTTAATTGTACGAAGTGGGTATTGAATACTTCTACCATCATTTGAATCATCTCCATCGGTTGAAGATACATAAAGTGTAGGTAAATTTGCACCAAAATCTCTAGAACGAATCCCATCGTACAATATAGTATCTTCTGCTAATAATGCGTTAGATGCAGTTGCAGATAATAACGTTAAGTTAGCAAGATTTAATTCACCATCAATAATTAAAGAACCTGTAAGAAAAACCGAACCAGTAATTTCACCCCTATCAGTTAATTCATTTCCTAAAAAGAAATCATTATCAACCTGTAAAGAACTACTAAATAGGGCACTTCCAGTAACAATTAAATCTCCACCAATTCGTAATGAACCGGATAGGTCTTGTTGTTCTTCAATTTGTTTACGAGGTATTAATCTTGCCATTATACTATTTCTGCTATTTTTCCTTTAACTTCAAAATCTATTGCTCTAACATCAGCTGGTACTCTTGTTATATCAGCTATAAATGTTATTATTATATCATTATTATTTGCAATTATATTATATCTATCTTGTGGTTGTTTTACTCCATATAAATACACATCAACATAATCTTTTACATTATCAACTTCCAAAATATCAAAAATAAATCTTTTACTTCTCAAACTTAGTGTAAAATAAATGCCATCCGTTAATACTATATCGGTTGGAAAATAACTATATGTAAATGTGTCTGTATTAACTTTTAATACAAAATCTTTAAATCCTAACCTATCTCTCCTTTTAAGAGTTGTTCCTAAATCAATATTTGGTACTTTTCTGCTCATTTGAATTTTTCTACGTCTCCGTTTATTTTAACTTCATCAGTTTCATCGATAGTATATGGGTCACCAAACCTATCTAATTCTGGAAATTGAGTTCTTATAAATTTTATATAAAAATCGTTTCCAATCATTCCAAAAATATAATCAGTATCTCTTATAAATAATCCATTTATAAAAACATCAAATCTTGCGGATGGCTTTCTTAAATTTTCTAATTTTGAAAATAAAGTTTTTACTCTAACGCCATCTACTTTAAAAATCCAATAAAAGGGATGTTCTAAATCATAAGCAAATAATTCAAACTCATTTGGAGCATTGACTTCTTTCATTATGTTTTTTAATTGTGTTATGTTCATAGTTCTTGGAATTTACCAGTTATAGCAACTTCGTCTTGAGAATCTAATGTAAATGATAATGCAGTAAACGTAAATATTATTTCTTTAGTTGCCCCATTATATGAATATGTATAAGCAGATGGGGAAATAAAATCACCATTTATATAAATTCTAAACCAATTTACAATATCAAACACACCAATTAATTCGGATGGAAGTATTGGTTTTCTAACATTAGTCAATTTAACGGTAGTACCATTTACAAATTCTGCCATTTGTGAACCTCTAACTGCTACAAAATCAATTACCTGTGCATATTCATTATAAAGAGATGGTTGACTTCCTAATATACCACCGGTTAAATCTGTCTCAATCCCAAATACCACTTTTTTAGCAGTAAATGATTTTTTAACAGTTGGTTTATTGGAATGTTCGGCAGGTAATAGATATGCATTTACTACCATAGTAAATACAGTACGAATTATTCTTTCAGTACCATCCCCAACTTCTTGTTGATTATCAAATGAATCTATTCGGGTTCTAAATTTATATCCATCTTTACTTCCCCAATATCTATCAGTTGCATATTGAAATTGTTCTACTATTTGATTCATATGTTCCGTAAATGATGTCCAAATCATTACTTCATATGTCACAGTAACATAAGATGGCATTGCAACATCATATTGTTCATACGATGGATTTGCATTATTTTGTAAACTAAATCTTTCGTATCTATTTCTTTTTGAATATTTTTGTATAGATGGCATCGATACACCATCTTTAAAATTAGTAATAGATGAATCTCTTTCAATTGAGTTTCTTTTAAACATTACTAATGGTATTTGTATTCTACCTCTAACATCTCTTAAATACCCGTCCTTTCTAGCATTATTCCATCTTTCCGAATTACCATATATTAATGGAACTTTTATAGGAGAACCATTTTCTTCCAATTCAGGTATAATTGTATTAACCATATAATCGGCAATAGTAGTATCAATATCAATTAAGTTTACACTTCTTTGAACTTCTTTTTCTATTGGAATTTGATTTGCTCTATTTGTTTCTCGTATGTCCATTATACTACCCTCATTTCGGTTTGAATTGAACTTTTTCTACTCATAAATGTTGAACAAATAATTGAGAAATGTTCCTGGTCACCAGTTCTACCACCTATCAATTGGTCTTCTCTCACATTATCAATTTCAAAGTAAGCATCATTATGAAAAATAATATCTCCAATTTCAGGATAAAATCCAGTATCTTTCAATGTAAATCTATTAAAACGAAAATCTACAGTTTGCCCCTGGTCAGAACCAAATCCTTCATAAGTTGCAGTTGTATCCTGTCTTTCAATCATAGCGTTACATTCAACACCCGAATAATAGGTTTTGGAAAGTGATTCTCCATAAAGATTTGTTTTTGAATTTTCTATGACAAGTTTATATAGTACAACAGCCGTAGTTACAACTGCATCTACTAATTCTCTTGATATTCCCTCGAAAAAATTTATATCACGTTGAAGTGTAAAGCGAGCCATATTTTATCCGATATAAATTGCTAATGGTACTTTTCTCAACATTTCTTGATGTTGATTTGCCTCATTATTTCTATTTTCAAATTGAACTTTTCTGCTCAACTCTTCTAAATTTTCTCTTAATTGAGTCATTAGAGCTTCTTTCTCCGTTTGGGCTTCTGCTCTCAATGCCGCACCATCCAATGATACTTCGGAACCGGGTATGGGTATAGTAGAATACTTTTCTCTAACTGCTCCCAACAATTCTTTAACTAATGAAAGAGTATATTTTCTAATCCATTGTTTACCTACATCATTGATATCAGAATATTGAATAAAATCATATCCTACATTTGAATAATCTGCAACTACATCCGATTGTACACCAACTGAATTTTCTATAAAATCTTTTCTCACATAATAGTCTATCCAAAGTTCTTTTATAGTTGATGCTGCTGGTCTTGGGAATATTGTCAATTTATTATCCACAATATTGAATGTATGTGCGGATTTTCTTATCAGGTCATTGAATTCTATTTGTTGAATACGAAGTAAATCCTCAAATATTGGCATTAACACAAATTGTGCAGCCGGAGAGAATGAACCAAAACCAAATTCATCAATTAAGTTCAATGTACCTTGTCCACTTACTGAATAAGGGTCAAAGAAACGAGAGATTGCTGGTGTTACTTCAAAATATACTTTTGCTATATCAATTGGTTCTCCATTTTCATCAGGAACTGCAATCAATTGATGTAAATCGTAGACTTGCTGTGAACCAGTCAACATTATTTTTACCTTTTTGTATTCTGTCTTACCACCTGCCCCAACTAATGTACCATAGGCATCAGAAATAGTTACTAATTGTCCTAAATTACTACCATTTACTAATTTTTGAGAATAGTTTGTTCCAGCCGCCTTACCTTTTAAGGTCTCCAGATTATTTCGTATATTAAATTGATTAACTTGTGCTCCATATTCAGATGTTGCCTCTTCAAAACATGCGTAGAAGTTTTCATCTACCAATTCCACATTTTGGATTGGATAACCTAATCTTCTAGCACACCATAAAGCAACCTTTGGAGCATCCGATTGAAATGTATAATCATTATCATATATTTCAAAAGGTGTTTGACCGGGAAAGAATGATGATGAACCGGGATATATTAATTCTTGTGCCATTTATATGTCTTCGTAATTGATGTTACATATAAATATAAAGAATAAAAAGAATAGTATTTGGAATGGGATTATAATCCATAACGAGTTTTAGTTGCGTTATAATTTTGTAGTACTTCCGTAGCACTTAATCCTTTTGTATAGAAATAAGCTGCTCCTATTTTACCATTCAAATAAGGAGAACTAACACCAGCACCTATAAATCCTAAATATAATGGGTTTGTTTCACTAATAGTATCCGAACCATGAGCAGTAGATGAAACTTCCGTTCCATTTATGTAAACTTTAGTAGTATTTGTTGTAGATGTTATTTGAGATATAAAAGTATATAAATACCAAGTGTTTATTGAAATTGGATTTGTTGTTGAATCAGTTATCTTTTGTGTAGATGCGCCATTTGTTACTACACGTGTATTTCCTGTATTAGAATATAATCCTCCCCAATATCCATCAAATCCAGATGATGATGATAATTTTCCAAAAACAGGTTGTCCTTGTGCAGTTGATGCTGGTAATACATCAAACTTAACCCAAACTTGAATAGTTCTTTGACCACTTGTTATTAAAGATAATGATGAATTATGTGGAATACTAATTGTATCATTTGTACCATCTAAATCAAAAATACCTCCATTAGTTGAACTCCAAGTTGCCCCACTTATGGTTGCATTATTTGCATTAGCCGTTCTATCATTCCAAGTCCCAGTGGTGTAATCACTTGCATCAAGATGCATGAATAATGAATCCGTTATTATACTTAACGAAACAGTTGGAATTATACTAAATCCGTTCTCAAATGTAATACTCATATTATGCTATTTCGTAACTTCCGTTCCAAATAAATCTATCACTTGTTGCCCAAGTAAATGGTTGGGTTGGGTTTAATTCAACCGCAGTTCCATTTGAATTATGTTGATATTGTATAGCTGCTTTATGATTAAATCCGGCTCTTGCTCCATTCATTGTTGCATTATACCAAGCAGAACCATTATCCAATAAAGTTGCACTCATTAAGATAGCATCTGCATGTGATGCCGTAAATGGCATTGATACATACCACTCTCCACTACCAAATGTTGTTGTACTACCCATAGCAATATTACCTCTTACGAAACAAGTCTTACCAATTACTTTGTAGTAACCTTCTATTGTTCCATTACCAATTGCAGGGTTTACAGACGCTGCTGTCCATTGCGGAGTATATGCTGTCCAAGCCGTATCAATTCTACTTTCGTTTATTGTTACTGAACCAGTTAAATTCGTTGATGCTGATACAATTAGTGAACCGGTTATTAAATGTCTATCCGTTGAAATGTTACCAATATTTACTCCAGTACTTAATACTTGGAATTCCGAAGTACCTGCTGAGAATCCTACACTCAATGAACCAGTTAATCTTAAAGAACCACTAATATCAGCAAACCCACCATTGTAGATGTATAAGTTACTACCACTACTCAATGTTAAATTTGAAG